GCGCCACTCTCGTGTGCCGGGAAGCTGTTCCTTGCGGCAGATAACCATCTTTGGTTTGTTGCCTTCATTCCAACTGCGCCATACAGACTGTGGGCAGTCCTTCATAATCAGGTACTCAATGGCCTGTTCCTCTGTCATTGCATCGACAGGCTTGGTGTTGTGCAGCAGGAAGCCACGAGTGTGCTTCTTGAAGTCGGGCTGTGCTTCGTCTTTGGCTAGTTCCCAGTACACTTCGACAGGTGGCAGGATACCACCCTGTAGCGCACACGCCATCCAGTTAGGGTCAGGAACCAGTATCTTTGCACATTCATCAATGCTGTCCTCGTAGACAACCCGATAGTCTGACTGCACACCCTCAAGGTTCTCTTTGGCCCAGCAGAGCCTATCCCATAGATGTGTGCCTTGAAACTCTGGGGTCACTGTCATGCAAGGTCTCCCATCGTGTTTACAAGAACTCTGCTTCGGTCATTTCCAGCAGAAGAACCCGCATTGGCATCGGAAGTTTTTACACGATACAAGGATGAGGTTTCAGCAGTTCCGCTGGAATGGACGACCATAAGTCTGTTTATACCACTACCGTCACCCTCTGGCATACCGACTATGGTGTAGCTGGCAGCACTGTAACTTGATGTAAAATTAAAAGTATAATCACCTGTGCCATTATCAGTGGTGCTTGAAGTGTTGTGACTATCTCTAAGAGCAATAGTGCCACTTCCGTTTAAATTCGCCCACTGCTTACAGCTTCCCTCAACAATGTGATTCGTAGCCAGCGAACCCGCAGTCGAGTGCGTCAGGGTATCTGCTTTGAGTGTACCGAATGCCATCTATGCTACTCCTAACAGGCCATCAGGACGCAAGGCACAAGGAACGTACCGTCGTCGTAGGTATGTGAAACTGTTGTGCTGGTGACCTTTGCAATCGTCTTGCTGCGAACAATGTCATCGCCCTGCGGTTTGGCAGTGCCGTCACCCGCTGACATCAGCAAGTCGCCTCGTGCTACTGTCGTGCCTTGTGCAATGCGGATAACCATGTCGCCGGTCATTGCAAGGTAAAAATCCTCATAGTCATCGTCGTCATCATCCCAAGCCACAAAAACCCCAGCAACATTTACGTCACCCTCAGTGTCACTAATCTTTGTGTGGTTTAGCTGCTCATTATCCTCGCCTGTCCAGACAATCATGTCGTCTAGGTTGGACATCACGGTGCCTTTGAGTAACGTCGATGGTCTGCTGCCATCAAGCAAACGTGACCAGCGAGACAAGTGACCACCGTTATAACTAACAGTGCCACCTGAAATAGTAATTGAACCTTCTGTTGTTGTGGCGTGTTGAAAGGCGGCTAGAGTTCCGTCGCTTGTCACTCTGTTAAGACGCAAAACTGGGTCACTTGACCCAATAAAAGCCGCTTCAAAGTTGTTGCTGCCACTACTTTTAAAAGCAAATCCCGGAGTTGAATCGCTAGTGGCGGTTTTGAACATGAGAACGGCGCTATTTTCAAGACGCATACGTTCTGCGCCGTTTGTATCAAAGCGAATATGACCAGCTTCGTGGTTAATAATACGCAATGTGTTGTCGGCGTCGGCAATCATAATCTCAGAGCCGTCACCGGAGCCTGTGCCGGTGGTGCTATTGGTTAGCCTAATTACAGGGCTGCTGCTGTCGTTGATGTGGAGAAGTTCTTGCGGCGAAGTCGTACCGATGCCCACGTTGCCCGACGCAACAATCACATCGCCCGTGCCATCTGGGTCGAGGGTAATGTCGTTGTTACTCGCAAGGCTGGTGATTTTGTTTGTCTTTACTTCACTCATGCGAGGTCTCCGTGGATTGCACAGCACAAAATATCCGGGTCTTCCCCGGTAGGTGATTCATCGTTATCTGTGTGAAATGTGCGAGGCGTATAGGCCGAAGTTGTGGGGTTTGCGTCATGTCTATGAGCAACGTAAAGAACGTCATTAGTGGCGGCTCGTTGTACCGTAAAATTGTATGCGTAGTTTGCATTACCCATAGCGTTTGTGAGGTTCGGCGTATGGAAGCCTGTACCAACATCTGTTACAGATGCAGTGTTAAAGCTGTCATTTACAGTAACTGTGCTTGTGCCAGTGACGTTGACCCATTGTTTAGAGGCATGTTGCTTCGTCAGCGTAGCCGCACCGCCGCCAGTTGACTGGATGGTATCTGCCTTCAATACACTCATAGTGTCACCAATGTTCCACCGCTTTCAACGGTCAGGGTTACGCCACTGGCTACAGTAAACGGGCCAGTCACGTTTGCGTTCTCAGTTGCAAGGATGGTTGTGTCAGCAGTCAACGACTGTGCGTTGGTACGGAACAGGCCACCACCCTTGAAGTTGCCCTTGTTCTCTGCTGCCGGTGTGATTGTTGCACCCTGTGGAGCAAGGTAGTTTACGAAGATATTGCCAGTGCCACTCGACGGGGCAGCAGTAAATGTAAGGGTCGTGCCGTCAGGAATGGTGTATGCCGCAGTGTCCTGAACAACACCGTCAACAGACACAAGGACATCCTGCACAGATGATACAGCAGTGGTCAGGGTGAATGTGGTATCGCTGCCATCACCATTGAACCGCTGTACTGCAGTCGTACTCTGGAAGTTATCGGCTGTTTGCTGACCCAGATACGGCATTAGGTTATCTCCATCATGCTCATAGTTACGCTGACCTTATCCGCTACGGAACAGTCAATCTGAATTTTATCTGTAGTTTCAAGCACTACTTTGTTACCGGCAAGGATTTCAAGAGATGCACCAACAGGAATGGGGGCATCTTTCAACAGGAATGTTGTTGTGTTGGTTGCTGAACGTCCACCACCAGATGTGTCACTGACCAGCTTTACACTAGCTGTAACCTGACTGGTGTGTACATTAGCCAAGACCATACCCAAGATAATGGTAGTTGTACTACCCGGTGCTGTGTATAGGTCTTCTGGAGTACCGCTAGATGCTGGCATAACGTCATGCGATACAACTTTGAATGTATTAGCCATTTATTTCTCCAAATTGTAGTATAATTATACCATACTCATAACGCTTTGTCAAGCATTTATTTTATCAGCCAAGTGCAATTGCAAGGGCTGTAGCTTCGTTAGCAGCATCTGCAGCAGTTACAGCACCGATGTCTGAAAGAACCTCTGATGTAGAACGGCTCTCAAGACCATTAGCTGTGAACCGTGCGTACTCATCGTCTGCGACTGACGCACTGTCAATCTTTACAGCATTTGTGTTTGATATACCGAATGTCAGTGAAGCCTGACCACCGATATCCGATAGGACTTCTGCAG